ATACAACGTGGTCTGAAGCTATATGACAGGTTAAATAATAAGTATGAGTTTGATGAAGATCTTATCTGTACTGTGGTTTATTTCAGAACCTTTGATGAGATACCAGAACCTGCAAGGAGATATATAACAATAAAAGCTGCTCGTATCTTTGTTGATAGATTAGTTAGTGATGAAGGATTAAGAACTTACACACAACAAGACGAGATTAAGGCTAGAGCTATACTGATGGAAACAGACTTGGCTAATGGAGATCACAATGTCCTTAGAGGAGATCCTTCATTAACAAATGTTTTTGATACATACTCACCAGCAAACGCATTAATTAGATAACAATGGGTTTAATTTCCAGATCTATACCTACTTTGTTGAGAGGTATATCACAAGCTTCAGATGCTACAAAACAAGCTGATCATGCTGATATACAAGACAATGCTGATAGTAACCCTGTCCTTGGTCTTACAAAGAGGTCTGGTCTTGAATATGTAGCTAATATTTCTAATACAACACTAGGTAATGTTCATGTACAAACTATTAATAGAGATGTAGATCAAAGATTTATCTCTGTATTTAGTAATGGCAATGTAAGAGTTTTTGAATTAGATGGTACGGAAAGAACTGTACAAAAACCTGATGGTACGACATATCTAAATACAACAACCCCTAGAAGTGATATAAAAACTGTTACAGTTGCAGACTTTACTTTTGTTGTTAATAAGACTGTTACAACAGCAATGGATAGCAGTCTTTCTGGTGGCAATATTACACAAGCAATAATTTTTGTTAGTCAGGTATCAGATAAAACAACTTATTCAGTAACAGTAGATGGGGTAACAGTCTCTGACAGTACAGCTTCTGACTCTACTCTTAGTACTACGCAGGTAGCTACAGACTTAAGAACAGGTCTAGCTGCTGGTTTAACAGGGTTTACTTTTCAACAGAATGGTCCTGTCGTTCATGTAAAGAAAACAGATGGATCTGATTTTTCTATAGATGGTAATGACACACAAGGTAATCAGGATTTAGTAGTAGTAAAAAATAGTGTACAAAGATTTTCTGACCTGCCAACAGTCTCTCCTCATGGTTATGTAGTAGAAGTAAAAGGAGATGATACAACAGACTTTGATAATTATTACGTTAAGTTTGTAGCTAATAACAGCACTACAACAGGTGCGTTAGAAGAAGGGCAATGGGAAGAATGTGCGGAAAGTGGTATTGAATTTAAGTTTGATTACGACACAATGCCACATATTCTTATAAGACAAAGTGATGGTGATTTTAGATTTGCAAGAGTTGATGGTGATACTTATACCGATTTAAATACTGCTGGAACTTATAGCCAATCAGGTACAACAGTAACAGTAACCTCTGCTAATCATGGGCTATCAAGTAGTGATTCAGTACAGTTTGACTTCACTTCTGGTAATGGTGTTGATGGTACTTTTACCATTACAGTTACAAATGCAAATACGTTTACCTTTACAGCATCAGGTTCTTTAACTACAAGTGGTAATGTAGCTTTCGGTAAAGTTAATAATTCTACTTTGCCTAAGTGGGGAGAGAGAACTGTAGGTGATCTTGTATCAAATCCCAACCCTTCTTTTATGGGTAAGAAGATCAATAATATATTTTTCTATAGAAATAGATTAGGAATATTAGCTGACGATAACGTAATACTTACAACGGTATCTGAGTTCTTTCAGTTCTTTAGAGAGACAGTTTTAACTGTTGTTGACAGCGATCCTATAGACATAGCAGCTTCACATACAAAAGTATCTATATTAAAACACGCTGTCCCAATGGCAGAACAATTAATATTATTTTCTGATCAAACACAGTTTGTTCTTACATCATCATCTGTTTTAACCCTTACTCCTAAGACAGCAACTATTGTTGTTGCAACAGAGTTTGAGAGTAGCGATGCTGCTTCTCCTGTAAGTTCTGGTAATAGTATTTATTATTTAACAGATAAAGGTTCTTTTGCTGGCGTAAGAGAATATGTAACACAAGAAGATTTAACAATAAGAGATGCTGCTAATATTACTGTTCATGTTCCTAGATTAATACCAGTAAATATATTTAAGTTGGCAGTTTCAACCAGTGAAGATGTTTTAGTTTTATTAGGTACTGATAATCCAAATAAGTTATATATCAATAGATGGTTGTTTGGTAATGAATCACAGAAGGTTCTTAACTCATGGTCTACTTATACGATAGATGAGAATAGAACAATACTGAATGTAGATTTTATTGGTACTGATTTATTTGTAGTTGTACAGGAAGCTAATGGTACAAGCATAGAAAAAATACCATTTGAGGCTGATTCCAAAGAAGCTAATGCTACATTTAAATTCTGTTTAGATCATAAGGTTACAGAAGCTTCTACTGGTGTTTCAGTCGCTTATAACTCCTCTACTGATGTAACTACCTTTACTGTTCCTTATAGATTAAGAGCAAGTATGAATGTTGTTGGTAGATACTTAGCTAGTGGAGAAACAAGTACTTATGTTGATACACAGGGTAATACTAAAACACTAAATCCAGGACAGCTTGTAGCCACAACAAACTCTACTGATGGTTCAACAGCTACCATTACTGCTAATGGTGATTATCGCAATAGTAAATTTATTATCGGTGAACCATATGAAATGCACTATAGATTTAGTCAGAGAAGACTAATGCAATCAGCACAAGGTAGAGATGAAATATTAAGTGGCAGATTACAACTACATCATTTCTACATTAAGTTTGAAGATACTGGATTCTTTAAAGTTGAGGTTACACCAGAGAACAGAGATACATCTACACATAAATTTACAGGTCGTTTTCTTGGTTCTATTTCTTCTACCTTGGGAAGTATTAATTTAGAGTCAGGTACATTTAAAGTGCCAATAATGTCTAGAGCAGATAGAGTAGATATAGATGTAAAGAATGACACATTCTTACCAACACAACTAGCTAGTGCTGAATATGAAGCTATGTTTCATATGAGGTCAAGACGTTTCTAATGGGTTATTTAAGAAAAGCTAATTTAAAAGATCTTAATCATGTATGTGAAAACATGAGAGAGATGGATCGGTTAGAAGCTGTATATCAAACAGGACAAGAACCAGCAGATGCTTTACGTCTAACGTATTTAGCAGGTGAACAGGTCTTAACAATAGCTGGTGATAATGATCAACCTATGGGGTTATGTGGTGTTATTAGTGATGGTTGTATATGGATGATATGTACTGATGAATTATTTACTAATAAAAAATATAAAATACAACTTATAAGAAAAGGGAGAGAATGGGTAGATAGCCTGTTGAAATCTTACAAAGTCTTATATAATTTTGTATATGCAGAAAATCATTCTGCGATTAAATGGTTAAAAGCATTGGGATTTACTTTTGTGAATTATTATGAAAAGTATGGGGATCAAGAAAAACCATTCTACGAATTTCTGAGGATTGCTTAGATGGCACTACCTGCTGTTGCTGGACCATATTTCGCTGCAAGTTTAGGGCTTAACTTCTTAGGTGGCCTTTCAGAGAGAAGGGCTGCACAGGAAAAAGCAAGACAAACATATCTAGCAGCTTTACGAGCGAACCAATCAGTAGAAGAATCTTTTGGTCGTCAACAATCAGCTTTAGGTGCCAGGCTAAGAGAAGAACAGGCTACAGCAGCACAAAGCAGATTAGCTAAAACAATACAGGGATTACAAGCAAAAGGAGTTTTGAAGGCTACAGGAAAGGCAGGTGTTGGAATTAGAATATTATTGGCAGATGAGGATTTTAAGACAGCTAATGCTAGAGAATCTATAAATCAAACCTTAGAATCATTTACTAGACAATATAGAAGGAATGTACAAGGTCTTGTAGCACAGAGAGATGATAGACGTAATCAGTTACAAAGTCAGGTAAATCAAGCATATAATCAGATACCAAGCCTAAGTTCAGTTATTCTTGGTACAGCCACCGAAGGACTTAGCTCTTTTATCTCTCTAGCTGAATTTAGTTAATTATGACTAATAGTTTTCAAAGCACCGCCTTTCAACCTCAAGCAAATCCTGTAGATACTTTTGTTGAACCTGTATCTGTACAACCTAAAAGTGGTGCTGAAGAACTTGCTAATATACTAGCTTCTATAAATCCTGTTTTACAAAAGTTTATTAGTGAAAAGGTAGAGAATGAAAATGAAAAAGAAAGAAGAAGAGCAACAAAAGATAGAATCCAACTGGAACTTGATGGAGGTGAAGTCGCTAAAACTTCTAATAAAATCAGAAAAACAGAAGGTAATGATACTGCAAGAAAAATTATTGGTGGCAGCAGAGCTTATAGAAAACAATATGAAAAGGTTGGAGTACAACTAGAAGCTTTAAAACTTGGCAATAGATTAGAAAATGATTTTGATACTTTTAAAGTTGATACAGGAAAGGTAGATGCAAATGGTCAACCGATTACAAAATTTTTAAGAGAATTTGAAAGCAATTCACCAGAAGTTTTAAAGTGGAGAAGTGATAAGTTAAATAGTGCAATCCAAGCCTTAGAAGATAGAGGTGTTCATCCTGACGCTATAGATGAATTTTTTATTCCAACCATACAAAAACAACTATTTGAAATTGATGATTACGCTACAGAGCAGAATCAAGAATTTAAATACTTCCAACTACAAAGTGAAATACCTTCTTTAATGGACGAAGTCTCACAGCTTGTTGGTAAAGGTAAAGATGAACAAGCAGGTATTGTATTAACTGAATTTTTAAACAACCTTTATAACGCAGGTATAACTGGTGATGACGCTAATAAAACATACACAATGATAGTAAAAGCTGCTTTTGATAAATCTCTATTACTTGTAGACCCAAAAGATGATTTAAAGTTAGCAATAGCAGATACTTTTGCAGATCGTATATTAAAAGCTGTTCCTTACGGTAATAGCGATTTAAGAAGCCATTCAAGTTATTTAGATGAAGCAGCAAATTTTCACTTGAAATACGACCAAGTAGTTTTAGCTAAATTACAAAACCCAGAAAAAATTAATAATGCAAAAAACAAAGCCAAAGTAAAACAAGCTTGGCAATCAATTAATAGTATGAAACGTGGAGAAAATGAAACAATAGAGGATTTTAATTTGAAAAGAAAAAATAAATATAACGAGATTTTAAATAACCCAGAATTTAGTTCTAAGGAAGTACAGGATTATGCTCAGTCTTTAGGAGAATCAGATAATACAGAACTTATAAATATAGAAATACCAGCACTGAAAAACAAAATAACAAAAGGTGCTTTTGATGGTTTTGATGACATTTTAGAACAAGAAATAGCAATACTGGAAAATAATCACGCAACTATGGATGATGAAGCTATAGATGCTTTTGACGAATTAAAAACCTTTGCAGCAACTTCAAAAGGTTTAGCAGAAGATATTGATGAAAGTATTAATAACGTAATGACACAAGTTGATCGAAACCTTAGAACAGGTGGAGGTATTCAAAGTTTTCTTATAGGTGGTGCTTCAACTGTTGATTTTGCAAGATCCACAAAAGTCAGAATGAAATTACAGACTGTAATGACGGAATACTATAAAAATTACATAAAAGAAAAAGGTAAAAGACCTAATTCATTAGAAAGAAGAAATATAGAAAGACAATATTTAATTCAGATACTTGCAGAAGAAAGTGATCAATTTACAAGAGATGAAGCTGATAAAGAATTTCCACCTATAAAAGTAGATGGTGAAGGCAATGTTATTAGTGGATATAAAAACCCATTCAGAGATACAGATCCTAATATTTTAAGTAATAAAACTAAAACAGAAACTACAGATAACACTGGTGGTGGAGAATCAACAGGTGGTACAGGCAGTGATGCTGGTCAATATATGGAACGAGGTATGTTTGATCCAGGAGTTGCTAGTGAAATATCAGATGAAGAAGCTAAAAGAATTATTACAGCAGAAGATGCTAATGATTATTTAGTACAAGCAGGTGACACATTATCAGCTATTGCCGAAAGATTTGGTATAACAGTTAGCGATATAATGGATGCTAATAATATTACTGATGCAGATTTAATTAATATTGGTCAACAATTAACAATACCTAAACCACGACCTAAATTTATAGATAAATATAGAGATAAACCAGTACCTGACTTTGGTGGATTAGGAAAACTTGTTATTAGTGGTGAGTCAGCAGGTCATGGTGTTTACAATGCCTTTAATCGTGGTGGTACAGATACAGCAGGCAAGATGGATATAACCAGTAAAACAATAGCTGAAATGAAGAAGATGCAAGCTGATGGTACTGTCTCTGCTGTAGGTGCTTATCAATTTACTGAAGGTGTTTTAGAAGAAGCTAGAGAAGTAGCAGGTATTGCTGAAGATGCAATAATGACACCTGCTGTACAAGATAGATTATTCTGGGCAATGCTAACTGGTGGTAAGAAAAAACCAGACTTAACAGATTATTTGCTTGGCAGAAGTGATGACCTAAGAAAAGCACATAAAGATTTAGCTAATGAATTTGCAGCCTTGGAAGGTCCTGATGGTAAGGGTATGCATGATGGTGACAAAGCTGGTAATCTTGCAACAGTGAAGGCAGCAGTCGTAAAAGCTGCCTTGATTAAAGCTCGTGAACAAATTCTTAAAGAATTAAGATGACAGATTCTAATCTTTCCCCAAAAAACGAAGAGCTTAAAAATACTGGTATAAAAGATATACCAAGAATTTTAAGAGAGAAGTTATTTGAACAGTCTGGTGCCATTATGTTCCCAGAACAAATTACTGAGGATGTTGTTAAGAAATCGCAGAAGTTTCGAGAACAGTTATTTGAAGCCAAAACAGAAGAAGACCGAAGATTTTTCAGAGCAATGGGTGCTGGTGTTTTAGATATACCAAATGAAATAAAAAATATTAGTGATTGGGCAATGGGTAATCCATACGATCCTAATCAACTTATAAATTTAAAAGCTTTAGGGTTAGAAAAAGATGGTGATAAAGATGATGCGTTATACAACATAACTAAATTTGCTACTGGTTTCTTATTACCTTATGCAGGTTTTAGTAAAGCTCTTACAAAAGGTGGTAAGGCAGTACAAGGTATTAAAGGTATAAAAGCAATTAAGAATATTAAGTATGCAGATAAAGTAGCTACTGGTGCAAAGTGGTTTACAGCAGGTGCAGCAGCAGATTTTGTTAGTATTGATGCTTATGATGAAAACTTATTTAATTTTATGATGGGTGTTGAAAATCCCATTATTAATAACGGATTTGTAAAACCTTTCTTTGAATATTTAGCAGCACCAGAAAGACCAAGTGAGGGTGATCCTTCTAACTTTGGTGAAGCAAAATTAAAGCAGTTATATTCTGGTGCAGTCTTTGGTGAAATGATTGGTGGAGGTTTTGTTGTCGGTTCAAAACTAGCACCTAAAGCAGGTAAAGCTTTAGCCGAAGGAGCAGAACAGGCAGTAGATGCTATTACTGGTGGACCTAAAATTTTAAATCAAAACCAGATGCGTGATCGAACTATCAAGTTATTTAAAGATATAAAAAAAGATCCAACCAGAAGAAATTATTTTCTTAGTCAAAAGAAAAGAATAGATAATGCAAATCTAGTTGGTAGTGAAGAATTTTCTGATGAATTTAAAGATCTGCTAGATACAATACCTGATGTAAATGAAACTGTTGGTGGTGCAAAGCCACCTAGAAAACCCCCTGCTGGTAGTGGGGCAGGTGCTGAAATACCTGATGATGGATTACCTTTACTGAAATCAAAACCAAACCCTAACGTCTGGGGTCCAGATGAAGATGTTTTAAAGATTACAAGTGATATGTGGGAAGCTACAGGTAAAGCTCTTAACAGAGTTACCATACCTGATGATTTCTCTGTAGAAGCTGCTTCTGCAATGGGTTATGACTACCTTCTACCTGCTGTAACAAAACTTGCTAAGTTAATAAGTCCTACTGCTCCTGAGAAACACATGAGAGTTTTATACCTTGGAGCAATAAAAGAAAACAAACGATTAGCTACAGAAATAAGTAAATCAATGACTTCTATAGAAGAAGCTTTTCTTCTTGGTCAAAAAGTACCTGATGAATTACTTACTAAATGGTCTGGTGATGTAATTGATCTTATACTTCTTACAGGTCCAGCAAAAACAATTAGTTCTGAAACAGCAGGTACTGTAAGAATAAATCAACTTATAGATGCAGAACCTAAAAATTTAGCTAAAACTTCAGTTGATGAAGAGGTAGGTACAAGACCTTTTGGTGCCCCTGGTGGTCAAACAATGGCTGACAGAGTAAAACAAGAAAAGTTTAGACCTACAACAAAACAGTTAGTCGAAAAAGCAAAGAAAGAAATTACTGAAAAGAAAGCTGTACCAACAAAAGAAGAATTAATTGAAGGTCTAAAAGGTTATATAGAAGGTAATGATGTTGATGGTCTATTAGGTATTACAAGAAAAGTTCTTGCCATGCAAGGTGATGGTAAGAGACTAAGCAAACTTGTTGATGGAATGACTTTAAAAGATCGACTAGGCAGAGGTCTTCGTATTACTAATGAGTTGTTTATCAACAGTCTTCTTACTGCACCAGAAACACACGTTGTAAATATAGTTGGTTCATTAATGAATGTTGCACTTGGTCCATTAGATCTTGCAGCAGGTGCACCGATAATGGAAACAGAAATGAAAGCTAGAGCAGTAAGGGAATTAGTAAAAATATTAAATTCTACTGGTGAAAATCTTAAAGCAGCAGGCAAGGCTTTATGGCTTGATAAGAACATTCTTGATGAAAGAAGAATGTTTGGACAGGATCAGTATGAAAGATATGCACTTCGTATGGCAGGTGATAATTATTTTGCAAAAACAGTAAATTTATTTGGTCATGGATTTAGAATACCTGGTCGTTTTATGATGGCTGGTGATGAGTTTGTTAAACAAGCTGCTTTTCGTTCTCACCTATGGGGTGAATTTTCTGAGCAAGCAACTAAAAGAGGACTTAAAGGAAAAAGTTGGGGTGTCTATGTAAGAAGTAATTTTGATGAGGTTATTGATATAGTCAACAAACAAAGCATTAGAGAAGGAACAGATGAGTATATTCTTGATGCTTATACAAGAGCATTAGATTATGCAGCAGATAGAACCTTTACAGAAGAATTAGGCAAAGGTTTTTTTATGAATGGAATGGGATCTAAAAGAACTAAAGAAATAGCAAATATTCTAAAATCTTCTCCACTTAAACCAATAGTTCCATTTGTAACAACACCAATAAATATAGGTAAACACGTTTTACGAAGAACTCCTATGACAGGAATGATACCTGGTAACCCTTTTCCTATTCAGCTTCCAGGTTTGTCACCAAAATTTAACATGTCTTTTGGAAGAATACTTAAGGAACATAATGACAGACTGATGAGTGATGATCTTGCCACTGCTTACAGGGCTAATGGAGAAGCTACTGTCGGTGGTGCTATATGGGCTTACTTTATAACTTTGGCTGCTGCTAGGCACGACCCAGAAGCTGAGATAGCTCTTATCGGTGGTGGTCATCATAATAGATGGTTAAGGGAAGGGGAAAAAAGAACAGATGAATTACCTTATAGTTGGAGACTTTTGCAAAAAGATGAAAATGGATCAATTTTAAGAGGTGACAATGGTCTTCCTAATTATGAATACATTGATTATCTTTCTCGAATGGAACCGATTGGCTCACTCTTTATGATTGCAGGTGATATGGAATACTGTAATGATTTCATGGAAGATGAAGATTATAAAAATGCTGCTCAATGTCAAACAGCTTTACTATCTCGTAACCTCAACAACAAATATATGATTCAGAATCTTGCACAAGCCATTGATCTAACAAGTGATGTAGGAGCTTTAAGAAGGTTTTATCAAGTTCCAGCTAACTATATAACAGCCATTACTAACTACCCTGCTTCTATGCTGCGAAGTATTAAAAGAGCAAGAGGTAGTGAATGGTATGACGAAATGACACAGAGAATGTACAAAGGAAGATTTCCTAAACGTAAAACAAAATTTACTAAAGGTGATTTACAACCTCAAGTTGAAAGGCAGGCTGATAAAGGCCAATATTCAGAAACTGAAAACCTTGCAGGTTACGAATTTGAAGGTAACGATTTGGGTAGTTTGATGAATGAAAACAACCCCTTTCAAAATTTAAATACCTTTGGCTTAGTATTAATGAGAAATTATCAAGATACATTACCTGGTTTCAGTGCTGATCTTGCTCCTATAAAAAGCATGACTACAGGTAAATTAGCAGAATATCCAGAAGGGTTAATGGGTATTAATTTTGGTAATCCATTTAAATACAGAAAAGAAAATGATAATCCTCAAGATGAATATTTACGAAGAATACAATTCAAATTAGTACCTCCAAGTGATGTAATACCATTTGGTAAAAGAGGTTTTGTTGGTGTAAACTTAACCACCCCAGAATATAACGATCTTAAGAGACTTATTCCCGACATACCTCTTAACCCTCGTACAGGAAAATTTGATACTAAAAACGGTATTAGATTTCCAGAAGCTTTGTTAGAGCTTTCAAGAAGAAAGAAAAATATAGAAATTCTTAAACTTATTGAAAGTGATACCTCTGGTTCTATAGACGCACAAGCCACTTTAAAAAAGAAACAGCAATTTTTAAAGGAATTACAAAGTGAAGCAAGAAAAATTTACAGTGCATATAAAGAAGCAGCAGTTGAATATTACAAAGAGAATTTATTAGATGAAGATAAGAAAACTATGGCAGAAAATGAGCTTAGAAGAGGTACTAACGATATACTAAAAACATTGGAAGGCATCAACACTAATTAATTATGGCTACTAACGCATCAACCCCAGTATCTAATCCAATTACTGCCCCTTCACCTAATTCTACTGGTCCTTTTAATATAGGGTTTGCCTATATAAAACAGGAAGATGTTAAGGTCACTGTTAATGGTGTTGCTAAAAACATTAATACAGATTACACCTTCTCCTCTGCCACACAGATAACCTTTAACAGTGCTGTAAGTTCTGGGTCAACTATTTTATTTGTTAGAGAT